CGGCTATCGGGAAACGGCTGGCAAGAGAGCAGAGGAAGTGGGAACGCGAAGCACGGCAGGCCGAAGCACCAAAGCCCGTCCCTGTGGAGCATGTTACGCCTGAACAGTTTACGACGACCGAGGAATACGTTGAGGCATTGACGACTTCCAAGGCGCAAAAAATTGTTGAGCAGCAAGCGTTGGCGAAACAGCAGCAGGAATTGTTGAGCAGCTACCACGACAAGGAAGAGGACGCACGGGGCCGGTACGAGGACTTTGAAAAAGTTGCGTACAACCCCAAACTGCCGATTACTGATGTGATGGCCCAGACAATTCAAGCTGCGGAAAACGGCCCAGATATTGTATATTATCTCGGCACAAATCCAAATGAAGCTGACCGCATTTCCCGACTTACGCCGATCTTGCAAGCTAAAGAGATTGGAAAACTGGAAGCAAAAGTCGCTTCTGAACCCGTTACAAAACGTACATCCAGCGCACCTGCGCCGATTTCACCTGTCACCGCCCGTGGAGGTCACTCCAGCGGTTTCGATACCACAGACCCAAGGTCAATCAAAACCATGACCACAAGCCAGTGGATTGAAGCTGAAAGAGCAAGACAAATGAAAAAGCAGGAAGCGAGGAACCGCTAACTACTTTTAGGAGTTTTCATGGCTAACAGCCTGCTTACCATTGACATGATTACCCGGAAGTCTCTGGAAATTCTGGAGAACAACCTGGTACTTTCCCGCAACGTCAACAAAGAGTACGACGACAGCTTTGCAACCGAAGGTGCCAAGATCGGCTCCACGCTGCGTATTCGTCTGCCGGATCGCGCTCTGGTGACCGACGGGGCCGCGCTGCAAGTGCAGGACGACAACGAGCAGTACACCACGCTGTCGGTGTCCAGCCAGAAGCACATCGGCATCAACTTCACCTCTGCTGAACTGACCATGCAGTTGGACGACTTTGCGGAACGCGTTCTCAAGCCGCGTATTTCGCAACTTGCCTCCAGCGTGGACGCGGATCTGGCTACCGCCTACAAGTCGATCTACTCGTCTGTTGGCACCCCCGGCACGACCCCGGCCAGTTCGCTTGTTCTGTTGCAGGCTGGGCAGAAACTGAACGAATATGCTTCCCCGCTGTCCCCGCGCTACGCAACGGTCAACCCCGCTGCCAACGCTGGTCTGGTGGAAGGCATGAAGGGCTTCTTTAACCCGACAGGCACGATTTCAAGCCAGTTCAAATCCGGAATGATGGGCGAGAACGTGTTGGGCTTTGATGAAGTCAACATGAGCCAGTCGATTGCTACGCACACCGTGGGTAGCCTGCCCACGTCGCCTATCGTGTCTGCGTCTACCCCGCCGACCACGCAAGGTGTAGCAACGCTGGATATTACCTACAGCAGCGCCACCAGGACGATCAAGTAAGGCGACATTTTTACCATCGCCAGTGTTTACAGCGTCAACCCGCAAACCCGCCAATCCACCGGCAGCTTGCAACAGTTCGTTGTGACGGCAGATCAGACCCTGACCAGCACCTCAGCCACCATCAACATCTCGCCGCCAATCTACACCGCGACGAATGCTCTGGCGACTGTGGACTCGTTTCCGGCTGCGTCTGCTGTTATTACGTTCCTTGGTACGGCATCCACCGTGTACCCGCAAAACTTGGTCTATCACAAGAACGCGATCACGATGGCAACGGCTGACCTGCTGTTGCCGCAGGGCGTGGACATGGCTTCGCGTCAGGTTCACAACGGGATCTCGATGCGGATCGTGCGTCAGTACGACATCAACAACGACCGTATGCCTTGCCGTGTTGACGTACTGTACGGCTTTGCCACCATCCGTCCGCAGATGGCTTGCCGGATCTGGGGCTAACCAAACTACCCCCGCATAACGCGGGGGTATTTCAACCCTTTAGGAGCATCAATCATGGCACTCCCCTCAGTTGGTGGCGGTTATCAGATTACCGATGGCAACCAGAATGAAATGGAATTCATCCCCCAGCCTACGCCTGCAACCGCTTCGGTTACGGCAACGCTGACCGTAGCGCAACTGGCGACGGGTATTCTTACCGTCAACCAAGCTGGCGCTGCGGCTTGTACCCTGACGCTGCCCACCGGGACGCTGATGGATGCAACCTTTACCAACATGCAAAACAATGCTTCGTTCGATTTTTCCGTCATCAACATTTCGACGGTTGATGCGGAAGATGCGACGATTGCGGTTGGTACGGGCTGGACGCTGGTTGGCAACGTCACTGTAGCCGCAAACAGCGCCGTTACTACCATCTCGTCGGCTCGGTTCCGCGCTCGTCGGACTGCTGCGGCCACTTGGACGCTGTATCGCCTGAGCTAAGAAACACCCGCCCCATAGCAGTATGGGGCGGTCTTTGAGGGCTTGATATGGTCATCTACCTGCGACACCCCCTTCACGGCAACAAAGTCGCTATTGCTGAAGTTGAGGCCGAGGCTGACGAAAAAAACGGTTGGGAACGCTATGACGTAGGTGCATTGCTGACACCTAGCGAACCCGTCCTCAACGAACTGGCTAAACCTCGCGGGCGACCGCGTAAGGAACTTGCGGTATGACCACCTCCGCTGGTGACCAGATCAACGGAGCGTTGCGCCTTATCGGTCAATTGGCCGAAGGCGAAACGCCATCGTCAGAAACGTCAGCCGATGCGTTGACCGCGATGAACCAGATGCTAGATAGCTGGTCGGCTGAACGCCTGTCGGTGTTCTCAACGCAAGACCAAATGTTTACCTGGCCCGCGAATCAAAAAAGCCGCACGATAGGCCCAACCGGCGATTTTGTGGGCAACCGTCCGGTGTTGCTGGATGACGCAACTTATTTCCGAGACCCTGCCAACAACATTAGTTTTGGCATCAAGATTATCAATCAGCAGCAGTACGATGGGATCGCGGTCAAGACGGTGACCTCAACCTATCCGCAGGTGATCTGGGTAAACATGGACATGCCCAATATGGACATGTACATCTACCCCGTGCCGACCAAAGCGCTGGAGTGGCACTTTATCAGCGTTACCGAATTAATTGAGCCAGCAACTCTGGCAACGGTTTTGGTCATTCCGCCCGGCTACCTTCGTGCGTTCCGGTTCAACCTTGCGTGTGAGATTGCTGCCGAGTTTGGCGTGGAGCCACCGGCCACGGTGCAACGGATTGCAATGGCTTCCAAGCGCAACATCAAACGGATTAACAACCCCGACGATGTGATGAGTTTGCCATACAGCATTGTGGCAACCCGCCAACGGTTCAACATTTTTGCTGGCAATTTTTAATTGAAAACGCCCATTCTTGGCGGTAGCTACGTCACCCGATCAATCAATGCGGCAGATAGCCGCATGGTGAACCTGTTTCCGGAAGCTATCCCAGAAGGCAGCGGCGGGAAGGAAGCGGGCTTCCTGTTGCGGTGTCCTGGCCTTCGGGTGCTTGCAACTGTCGGCAACGGCCCTATACGCGGCCTGTGGGTCACCAATGGCGTTGCGTATGTGGTATCCGGTAGTGAGTTCTACAGCTTGTCTACAAGCTACGCAGCCACCTTGCTTGGCACCGTGTCTGGTACAGGGCCGGTCAGCATAGCCGACAACGGGACGCAAATATTCATTGCTTGCAACCCTGACGGGTTTATCTACAACACCTCGACCAGCGTGTTCGCGCAAATCACTGACCCTGACTTCCCCGGCGCTGGATCGGTTGGGTATCTGGATGGCTACTTTGTGTTTACTGAGCCAAACAGCCAAAAGTTTTGGGTCACCAGTTTGCTCGACGGCACGGCCATTGACCCGCTGGACTTTGCCAGCGCAGAAGGCTACCCCGACAACGTGGTGGCTCTGATTGTAGATCACAGAGAGATTTTCCTGTTTGGCACGACCAGCGTTGAGGTCTGGTATGACGCGGGAACGCCGGACTTCCCGATGGCGCGGATTCAGGGCGCGTTTATGGAAGTCGGGTGCGAGGCCGCGTACTCTGTGGCAAAACTCGACAACAGCGTGTTCTGGCTAGGCTCAGACGCTCGGGGGCGCGGGATCGTCTACCGGGCCAACGGCTACACGCCCGCCCGACTTTCTACCAACGCGGTGGAGTACGCCATTCAGGGCTATGGCGACATCACAGATGCGATTGGCTACACCTACCAGCAGGACGGCCATCCGTTCTATGTGCTGGTCTTTCCGTCGGCTGAGGCTACTTGGGTGTATGACGTTTCGACCCAGTTGTGGCATGAGCGTGCGGGCTTCCAAAACGGACAGTTTACGCGGCATCGCAGCAACTGCCAGATGTCGTTTAATGACGAGATTGTGGTGGGCGACTACGCTGATGGGCGACTGTACGCCTTCGATCTTGATGTCTACGCTGACGACGACCAGATCCAAAAATGGCTGCGGTCGTGGCGGGCGCTTGCTACGGGGCAAAACAACCTCAAGCGCACGGCGCAGCACTCGCTCCAATTGGATGCCCAGACTGGTGTGGGCCTTAATTCAGGGCAAGGCAGCGATCCGCAAGTCATGCTGCGCTGGTCTGACGATGGCGGGCACACCTGGTCAAACGAGCATTGGAAGTCGATGGGCGCGATTGGCAATTACGGCTATCGCACCATCTGGCGGCGGTTGGGCATGACCGAAAAGATCCGCGACCGTGTTTACGAGGTATCTGCTACAGATCCGGTCAAGATCGCCATTATGGGCGCTGAACTGTTTGTTACTCCGACGAGTAGCTAGTGGCAGACCTTAACATCACGAACATCCCCGCGCCTCGGGTGCCGTTCATTGACGAGCGCACCGGCCTTATGGCGCGGGAGTGGTATCGGTTCTTCCTCAACCTGTTCGTCCTGACCGGCAGCGGGGGAAACCCTACCACGCTTGATGATTTGCAGATTGGCCCGCCCAACCAGCCCGATCTGGCCGAGTTGCTAATCCAGATCAACCAGAACATCGCCCCGCAGTACGAGGATCAATCGGGTGACTTTCTTGCTACCCTTGACACCGCGCAACTGATGTCGATGATGTCGCGGTTTGAGAACGCCGAAGCCGCCATCCAAGGAGCGTGCCTCCAGCCACCGCAGCTACCGATTGATGGTATCTATGTGGTCGGCCCCGGTAGTTCGACCGACAACGCGGTCTCGAGGTTTGACGGCACTACCGGAAAACTGATCCAGAATTCTGTTATTACCATAGACGACACCGGCAACGCCTCTGGAATCCTGTCGCAGCAATTCTCTGACGGCACCGCTGTTACGCTGGCGGCGGGTAAGTTTTGGTATAACGGCACAGATGGAAGCTGGAACGCTGGCATGGGCGGCGGCAACATCACCCAACAGATTGGCGAGGAAATTTTTGTTTACGGCAAAGCGTCTGCGGCTATTACCGATTCACCCCTGCAAATTATCTATCACACAGGCGTTGTAGGGGCCAGCGGGGCTATTAAATTTGCTCCTACGATTGCAGGCATTACCGACGTTAACGCAATTATTGGTGTAGCTACCGAATCCTTGGCGCTTAACGGTTTTGGGCGTGCTACTGTGTTTGGTGTGGTTCGTGGAATCACAACCAACGGCACTGCTTTTGGTGAGGTGTGGGCTGACGATGATGTTATTTGGTACAACCCCGTAACAGGTAACCCCACCAAAGTTGAGCCTGTTGCACCCAACATTAAGGTGCAAGTTGGCCTTGTAATTAAAGCGGGCGCGGGCGGTTCT